GCCGAAGTCGGACTATTTTAGATCCGCTCGCAACAAAGGATTCAGGACAAACGTATAAAAAAAGACTGTTAGGAGACTAAATGCCAGATGTTATTTCGCTGATCAAGCGACACGATAAACTGAAACAAAGGCGCACCCAATGGGAGCCCTTTTTCAGAGATGTCCGGGATTATATTCGCCCAAGAAAAGGCAAGGTCGATTCGTCAACATTTCAGTATGGGCAACCGTTTACCAACAAGAGATTCGACTCCACGGCCACTGAGGCGAATAGACTCCTGGCTCTATCAATGCAGAACTCACTCTGCCCGAGCTCGGTGATCTGGTACAAGCTAAAGATCCCTAAAGCGCACCCGATGGCATCACTCAATGATGACCCGGCAGTCCTGGCGTGGTTCGATGCGGTGGTCGAGAAAATGTTTTTTACCATGCACCAGAGTAATTTCTATTCGGTGATTGGTGAGGCATTCCTGGACTACACCTCATTCGGTACCATCTGCATCATGGTTGATGAAGATGATATGACCACGCCGAACTTCAACGGCATCATTTATAAATCCATGCCGATAGGTGAGTTTGTGTTTGCCGAGGATCGCCGTGGTGTGCCTGATACTTTGTTTTGGGAATACAAGTTAAGCGCCAGGCAAGCCGCCCAGCAATTCGGGATGAAAAATTTGCCCGAGGTTGTACGCGAGGCCGCCCGGGAAAAACCGGATGAGGAGTATGATTTTCTCCGTGTGGTTCTCCCAGCCGAGGATTACCATTCGAAAAAACGCCGCGGTAAGGAAATCCAGGCATGGACCGCAATCGATATATTTTCACATGGCAAAGAAAAAGTTGCCGAGTCGGGATACAACGAATTCCCGTACGCCATCGGAAGATTCGCCAAGGAATCCGGCGAGCTTTGGGGAAGATCCCCGGCCGATGTGGCCATGGCCGACATTAAAGTTTTAAACAAGATCCGCGAACTCGAAGTACGGGCGCACAACAAGGCGGTCGATCCGCCACTCATTGCACCACACCAGGGAATTGTTGGAGCCTTTAAACTTATTCCAGGGGCAATCAATTATTCACGCGAACCCGAACGCATTAAATTTTTACCATTTGAAGGCCGCTTTGATCTCACCAACTTAAAGGGGGATGAGCTCAAACGTGGTATCCGGTCCATGTTCATGGCAGACCAGTTGGTCATGCCGGAAAAACCGAACATGACGGCACAAGAAGTGATCGAGCTCCGGGATCAGTTCCAGCGCATGTTAGGCCCTACGGTTTCACGTTTTGAATCCGAGGTGCTCATGCCGTTGGTGTTACGAACATTCTCTATCGGTTACCGGACCGGTTTGTTTCCTCCTCCGCCGGAAATATTAAATGGTTTAAGCGACATTGATGTCGAATTTGTTGGGAGTCTGGCCAAAGCACAAAAACTTTCTGATGTCACAGCGATTACGCAATGGTTTGGCATGCTCGGCCAGGCCGCCCAATTTTCTCCCGACATTATTGACCTGGTAAATTTTGAAGAATCATTACGGATCCTCGGGGACCGCTTGGCAGTTCCAGGTGAAGCGTTACGGTCGGATGAAGAGATCATGCAAATGAGAACCATGAAAGCCGAACAGGCCCAGGAACAAAAACAAACAAACGAATTGATGCAAGCGGCTGAGGGAATAGGTAAGGCCGGCCCTGGTATCAAGGCATTACAGGAGGCAAATGAAACAGAAGCAATGGGAGCCCCAGCTTAATGACAAGGAACGCAAGAAAGTAGCGGTCAATTATTTTCAATGTTTCAATACGCAAGCCGGGTTGGAGGTTTTAAAAGATTTGGAAGAGATGTACCAGGGAAAATCCAGTGTAGTTGCCAATGATCCTTATGGAACTTATTTCCAGGAGGGTTGTCGGTTTGTTTATTTACTGATCAAGGAAACGGTCAAACTCGGAGAAGAACTCAAATCAAAAGGAGATACTGAATGATTACTGAAACGCAAGAGCCGGCAACCGACACCTCGAGCGAATCCGAAGAAGCGCCGCTGGAAGCACCAGCCACATGGATCGATGATGTCCCGGAAGATTACCGGGGAGAGAAATCATTGAGCAAGTATCAATCGGTCGGTGATCTAGCCAAAGGTCATGTTCATCTTTCCAGGATGATGGGCAACTCGGTCAAGATCCCAGGCGAAGATTCAACTGATGAAGAGCGCAACGATTTTTATACCAAGATGGGCCGCCCGGAAACGGCGGACAAGTACGAGTATGCACGCCCCGATATGCCGGAAGGAATGCACTACGATGACGAGGTGGAAATGGCATTCAAGGAGGTGGCACATGGTCAAGGGTTATCACAAAATCAAGTAGGATCCATTCTGGATTGGTACAACAATTTTGCCCTGGATTCCAAAAGTGACCAAAAATTGCACATGGATGAAGCCTACTTTAAGGGTGAGGCGGCACTGCAAAAAGAATGGGGCCATAAAGGATATGATCGCAACGTGGCTATTGCACAACGCGCCATGAAAGAATTTGGTGGTCCGGAACTCGAAAAGTTATTGGCCTCGGATCCGCGAGGTTCCCATCCGGCGCTGATCAAGGCGTTTTACCAGATGGGATTAAAAAGCCAGGAGGCTCGCCCCTTGGATGCGGAACATGATTCCAGTTTTCTCGATGTCACATCGGCACAAAAAGAAATCGAGGAATTCAACAAACCTGGCCATAAATATTACAAGGCATACTGGGATAAGGACAATTCCAAGCATGCCGAGGCCATTGCTTATCGGGACCGCCTGTTTGATATGGCTTACCCGGAGGAATAAATGGAAAGCGATATTACATGTGGCGAGTGCAAAAATTTTGGAAAGAAACGAATTGTATTATCGAGAAAGGACAATCCCTTTCGCCTCGGACGATTGAGAGGCAAAAAGCATGATTATTGTTTGCATTATGATCAACCAGCCAGGAGCGAAGATTATTATGGGTTGTGCGAGGTAGCAATTCGCAAGCCCGTGGAAGTCGAAGATCCTGGCACAGTGACTACGGACCCGGTAACGGACCCTCCGTTAGTTGCATTGCAGTAAACCCGGATACCCCGTAAGGGCCCAACCGTTGTATCCGAGAGCCCGGTGGTCGGTTACCTCTCTATTATTAATTCCTCAAAAGAGGTAATGAAATAAGCACTGAAGTCAACAAGGCTTTTGTAAACAAGTATCGCTCCAATTTCATTCACCTTGCCCAGCAGAAGGGTTCGCGTTTGCGAAACTTTGTGCGTGTGAATGAGGGTGTAGTAGGTAAGGCAGATCATTTTGACCGCTTGGGACAGACAAACGCGCAAAAAATGACAAGTCGGCATGCCGACACGCCGTTAATTTCTACACCTCACTCCAGGCGAAAAGTTGTGATGGAAGATTACAACTGGGCAGATTTAGTGGACAAGGCAGATCAGATTAAAATGTTATCTGATCCCAAGTCCGAGTATCTGACCGCCGGAGTATGGGCAATGGGTAGAACTATAGATGACTTGATTTTGGCCGCGATGACGGGAAACGCTACCAGCGTATCCTCGACCGATGCCGCGTCAGATGTATCTTTACCGTCCGCGCAAAAAGTAGTTCATGGTTCCGCTGGAATGACCATGGCAAAACTACGAACTGCAAGGAAAATTTTACGGGAAGCAGACATTGATCCCGATGAAGAACTGTATCTCGCGATTTCCGGAGACAAAATGGATGATCTGTTTTCTGAATCAGGAACTCCGATCATCAATTTTGATTACAACGACAAGAAACCGATGGTGACCGGAAGTATAGGTTCCTTTTTCGGTTTCAATTTTATTCACACAGAGCGACTCAATAACGATTCGGATGGCAACCAGCAAGTGTTGGCATGGGCGAAATCTGGTGTGGGACTTTCTATCGGTCAGAATATTGAAACAAAAATTTCTGAACGACCTGATAAGAACTACAGCATGCAAGCCTACGCGCAAATGTCACTTGGTGCGGTTCGCGTCCAGGATAATCACGTTATTGAAATAGCTTGCCAATAGAGGAGGTGTACGATGACTGACTATTATAGTACTGAATACACCACTCACCGAGGCGGACCGGACAAGAATGTCCCGTCCACTTGTAATGGCGTTGTGTATGAATATGCAAACTTCACATCGGGGGATACAATCACGACCGCCGATTCCATTGAAATGATGAAGGTCCCGGCTGGGGTCCGCATACTGCCACAATCTTTCATTATCGTTTCTGACCTTGAAACGTCAGCAAC